ACTTTGTTATCGCTTGCTCTGTATGAGTAAACATTTTCAATAGGGCCGATCTCTTCTGTTTCTCCAGAACCAGTAACTCTGTATTTTGGTTGAACAATGGTGTCGCCAAGTTGGACAGTTTGACCATAAGGAACAGTTCCCGCTACACGAGCAATAACCTCACCCTCAGAGATTCCTAGTGCATCAGCCAAGTTCTTTGGAGAAACATTAGCCCCTTTCATTGCGGTAACAATTTGTTGGTCAGTTACATTGGGTATTGCAGTTAGACCTTCAATAAAACCCTTTGGTACTGCGGATGGGTTTGGAGCTGCTTGCGTCATTGCTTGACTAGTGGCTTGTTTAGTTTGTTCACTAGAAGCCTGTCCTACTTGACCAGTAAGATTTGATGGTTGACCAGTAAGCAAGCCAGTTTTTGTACCACCAGCTAAACGTACTCTTTCTGCCTCTATAGCCGCTAGACGATCAATCTCTTCAAGACGAGCCTTTTCTATAGACCACAATCTATCTGCTTCAGCCTTTTGTGCAGGAGTTGCAATTGCATTCAATTGCTGTGAAGTAGTATCTGTTCCACCCCTAGCACGCAACTCACCAAAACTTTGTAGCGTTGTTGGATCGTTAATGTCAAAGCCTGGCCGATATGGTGTTAATGTAACTTCTCTTCCAGAGGAATCTGTTACTGATTGATATGGCGCTTTCATCAATTCTGCTTGAGCCGCAGCACGAGCCGCATCAACTTGAAGTTGAAGATCAACTTTGCCAGTTCTGCTACTAGCAATGTAATCAGCCGCATCCCATTGTCCTTGAGCATTGAAGCCAGGAATAGTGTCAAAAGCCGCATTTAGTTGAGCATCTGACAAGCCTAGAGATTTACCAGCACTAATTAAAGCAGCCTGAGAAAGGCTAGGATTAGCCGCCAACTCAGTTGCAAGTGCCGCATTTATTTGTGCTTGTGTATAGGCCATGACTATTTCCTTTATGTGTTACGTGCCGCTTCAGCCGCAGCCTGTGCCGCCTGATAAGCCGCAATAACTTCAGCAGTCCAGACTGTGTTGCAGATTGCAACGACATTAGCGGGAATGTCTGTCAGGTCTTGTGCGGGTGTGAGGCTTGAACGATGGAAGGTTTGGCTTAGTTGAACGCCATCCTCCACAATTCGTGTTGCTTCACGATAGAGAATTGTTCCATTCTCGGTTACTGTGATTTGGTCAACAGTTGTAGTTTTGGTAATTGACATTTTAATTTCCTTTAAGTTAAGTGTCCGACTAGCACATCCATGCTAGTTAATTAAACTGAGTAAGTTCCACAACTATCAATCCTTGCATTATTTTGAAAGAATGCACTACTACCCATACTTGATGCCGCTGCAGTTAGACTAGCAACATCCATAGTTGTAGAATTATTTGCTAATTGAATTACCAAAGAAGTAACATTGTTTGCCGCACCACTAAAATAAGCAACAGGCCATGCGGATACATAAGCAGTACCCGCTTCAGAAAGAAAAGGTAATCCACTTATAGTTGTCGTACTACCTGTTCCTAAACTACTTACACTAATATAGCATCTGATATAAACCAACTTACCAATTTTGATATAAGAACCTACTCTAGCGGTATAAGTTGCAGTACCACCAATGCTAGGTGTCCAAGTGCCTTCTTCATAGTCATCTAGCGTATTAGCGTTTGTAGATGCGTCTTGAGCCGCAGGGAATGTGATGCCTTGACCTGATGATGGAACTGCCGCACCGATACCAAAACCATACTGATTAAAAGTGCCTGAGTTTGTTCCTACGCCATTAGCGTATAACTTAATTGCACCACCAGTTTCTGCAAACAAACCAAGGTCTGTTGAATTTGTACCTACTATTGCACCAGCAAGTCCAACTATTGCCTTTTGTGTTCCAGCACTTTTTAATGCAATGTTTGCCTTACCCGCTGTACTTGTATCTAAAACAACACCCGATGCTGTTGCAGTTGTACTTGTTACAGTAGTAAAAGCACCAGTAGATGGTGTAGTTGCACCAATAGTTCCATTAAGAATTGCGCCTGTTAAGGTCAATGCTGTGCCGTTAGTAGTAGCACCTGTGATGCCACCAAATGCACCCGCATTGTTGTACTGGACTTGTGTGTTTGAACCGCCAGGTGAACCGCCACCGCTTACTGTTGCAAACGACAAAACACCAGAACCATTGGTTTGCAAGACTTGTGCGCTTGTTCCATCAGTAGCAGGAAGTGTCCAAGTTACATTGGAAGCAATCGTGTCTGGTGCTTTAAAAGATACATAGTTAGTGCCATTGTCAGTATCTTCATACAACTTAATGTTAGAGCCAGCAGTTGAGTTTCCAAGAACATCCAATGCCCCTGTAAACACAGCCGCACCAGTATCACTTAATGTCGCACCAGTAGAGTTCTGAAGCAACTTACCTGTAGTGCTATCAAAACGAGCAAAGGCATTATCTGTAGAAGATGCAGGGCCTACTACATCACCAGAACCACCGCCACCAGTAGCAGCAATCGTAATCGCACCCGCAGAATTGGTAATCGTGACATTTGTTCCCGCAGTTAAAGTGGCTTTAGTTAATGTGTTACCAGTAGAGTTACCGATCAACAATTGACCATCTGTGTAAGAGGTCTGGCCTGTACCACCATTGGCAACAGGAAGAGTTCCAGTTACACCAGTAGATAAAGGCAAACCAGTTAAGTTGGTAGCAGTTCCACCAGAGGGTGTACCCAAAGCACCGCCATTTACGACAGGTGCGCCAGAAGAGCCTACATTGACCGCTAGAGCCGTTGCAACGCCTGTTCCTAGACCTGACACGCCAGTAGAGATTGGAAGCCCTGTAGCGTTTGTCAAAGTGGCGCTAGTAGGTGTTCCAAGGATAGGAGTCACCAAAGTTGGAGAAGTAGCAAATACTGCTGATCCTGTTCCAGTTTCGTCAGTCAAAGCACCCAAAAGGTTTGCTGAACTGAATGAACCCAATGAGGTTGCATTGCCAACAGAAGTGACCGCACCAGTAAGGTTGGCGTTAGTTGTTACATTACCCGCAGTCAGACCTGAAGCAGTACCTGTAATGTTTGTGCCAACCAAGGCAGATGGAGTGCCTAAAGCGGGAGTAACTAGAGTTGGGCTATTGGCAAACACCAAAGCACCTGAACCAGTTTCATCTGTTACGGCAGAAGCTAAGTTAGCAGATGATGGAGTACCCAAGAATGTCGCTACACCAGTACCAAGACCAGAAACACCTGTGGAGATCGGCAGACCAGTTAAGTTAGTAGCCGTACCAGAAGCAGGAGTTCCCAATGCGGGAGTCACCAAAGTAGGACTGTTTGACAGAACAACTGCGCCTGTACCAGTAGATGAAGTTACACCAGTACCACCATTAGCGACAGGCAGAGTACCAGTAATGTCAGAAGTAGAAAGGCTTACTGCATCCCATGTGGCATTAGTGCCATCAGTTTGGAGATACTTGTTTGCGTTACCTGTTTGTGTAGGCAAGAGGTTATTCAAAGCAGCAGTAGCCGTAGAAGCACCAGTACCGCCATCAGCAACCGCTAAATCTGTAATACCTGTGATTGAACCACCAGTAATATTGGCGGCAGAATTATCTGTTTTAGTGCCAACAGCAGTTTGAATGTTGTTGAACTCTGTATCAATCTCAGTACCTTTGACAATCTTTAGAGGATTGCCAGGCGACAGGTTGTCTTTTGATGCAAAGTTAGTGGTTTTGGTGTAATTTGACATAGTTTACCTCTTAGCCCATTTTGCCATCTTTGGCTTGAATTTCAATCTTTTGCAATGAAAATGAGACACCTTTAATGGTTGTTTCATACCCTGTTTGGACAATCTTTCCCGCACCTGAAGCATTTGCTGTTAGTGTCTTAATTGGCACACCGCTTGTGTATTCAGCAATGTTGTATTCAGCAGTTCCATACTCATAGCTTGTCTGTGAAGGAATGTAGATATTCTCAGCACGATAAGAACCAGAATAGTCAAATCCCCAATTGATTGAGAGATACTGGTCTGAGCCACCAATCACAATGGCAGTCACATTCTTCAGAATAGAAATCTGGTTAGGGTTTCCCAAGTCAGCATTGTTTGTGTAGTACGCAAATCGGTACGTTACTGTGTCATCAAGATAAGTTCCATACTTACCAATGTATCCATTCTTACCAATGTATAAGTCGCCATTACGCAATGAACGCAAAGCAGTAGGAGCAATTGAGTCCCACTTGGTTACACGGGAAGCACCATCTTGCAATGTTTGCTTGGTATCAAAGCAATAAACTTGGAAAGATGCGGGTAAAACAAGCAGATAAAAGGCTTCTTTTTCTGAATAAACAGACTTCAAATTAGCCAATGTTTCGCTTGCTAACGAAGATGAAAGGTCAAAACGAACATTCTTGGATAGGTCTCTTAAAGGTGCAGACTTCTCTTGGATAGTCCTCATTAACGAGCGAACACCTGAATCTGACAAGAAAACTACGTCAGTACCAATACTTTGTATGGTATCCCTTGCGATACACCCAATAGAGCCTACTGTGTCGCTCAGAACAAGAGATGCGGGTGTAGAAGCACCAGAATAGACAAGAATCTGTCGTTTACCAAAGATAAACAAGAAATCATTGTGAGCTGCCAAACCCATCACTTCATCAGCACCATTAGGCCATACACGAGAGACATCTAGTGAGCCTGAAGTACCACCACCCCATACATGACCTGCAATCAGATCAGAGAAGGTAATAGTTGTTTTATCAGTAGCAGTATTAGCTACCCATAGGCGACCAAAAGCTGAGATACAGATGTTTGCTTGTGGAGCAGTCGCAACATAACCAGACTTCTCAGACACTCTGCGATAAGTAGTTGTACTTATAGCGGGGTCATAAATGAGTGGATCGTGTCCTGTTTGGAAAAAGTATGCAATGCCATTCAAAGAGGCAGTTTGCCAGTTAGATGCAGTAATGGTAGGAGCAGAACCGCCACCACCATAGGTCAACTCAGTCACCGCATTAGAAGTGCCGAGTTTGAATAGTTTGTTATTTCCTGCGAACAGAACTGTAAGAGTCCCGTCAGTCTGGACTAACTCATGGATGACACCAACATCATTAGCACCTAAATCACCAGATGAGGAGTTAACCCTTGACCAACCTTTTCTAGCACCAATACGACCATACTGATCCAAGATGCAGTTAGTCGCAACCAAAGCAAATCCTGCCCCTAAATCAAGGGGAGAATCTTCAGTATTCAGGCCATAAAAGCCTGGTGCTGAGAGACTGTAACTTTGGAGTTGTGCTGCCATTAGACCGCCACAAAGTTGTCTTCAGGATAACGAGTGGACTCCAATGCAATTGCATCAGAGAGCATTCCTCTAAACAAGGCATAAGCCTCGGTAGAGTTTGTTCCACCATCTTCACCACGCTCAATCAAAGCACGAGCATAGGCACTCTGAGTCACCAAATAGTCCAACACTTTGACAGATGTGCCATCAGCAGACAGATTAGCTTGTGGAATGGTCAGGTCAAACAACAAAGTAAAAGCACCAGAAGGAACTGGAAATAGGTCTACTTTGGTATCTCCATTACCATCTACACCGCTAAAGCAGAACTCTGATGGAATAGACTGTGAAGGTGCGCCAAGGTTTAGTTTGCGGTTCATGTCCACAAACTCAATATTGCGAAGACCAATCAAACTTGTTGTGTTCAGAGCGTCATTAACACGAAACTTCTGTCCCGCACCTGTCAAAGCATAAGAACTCGTACCACTAGTAGTCGTTACAGTAATTGTTTGAGCAAGGCAGTTCCAGTTGTAAGAGTCCTCAATCTGGCGTTTGGCATCATTGACAAACTTGCCAATCAAAGAAGAATAAGTTGTTTCGCCAACAGTAGAGACTGAACTCTCACGCAAGCGTATAAGAACATCATTAACAAGTTCTAAATAGGTCATGTTCGTTGCGCTCCTGAAACTTCAAATGTGGCAATAAAACTGAACGCACTACCCGCTTCAGTCGTAATCTGAATTTTATCGCCTTCTTCTAAAACGATATAAGCATTGCCGTCAAATTGAAGGTATTGCTTAGAAGTAAAGTTGTATTCAGTCAGGATGTCGTAGGAAGTAGCGGCACTTGCATCATTCCACACCACAGTAATGTGTTTTGTCGATCCACCAGTATTGTGGATATACATGACTGTGAATTTGGCGTAGTAACCCGTAGGAACTGTATAAACAGTAGTCAGCGTAGCGGCTGTAGGTTCAACTCCAACGGATACAGGTCTCATTTATTCCTCTTAGAGATCGCTTTAGCCTTCGCTTTAGCGTCTTCCTTGGACGATGCGCCCCAAGCTCTAAGAGATAATAGGAGTCGGGTAGGCTTCCCATCTTTCATCTCAGCGCCAGGCATATTGCCCATTCGTGCTAAAAAACTAGATCGTCGACCTGAATTACCCGTTTTTAAAGGCGCTTTTAAGTTCAGTCCCTCAGTCCTTTTGTAGAACTCTCGACCTTCCTCATTCAATCCGCCTTTTGGATTCTGGTATTTTTTTAAGACCATGATGATCTTCCTGTGAAGTGTACACCAGGCTGAGGTGGTAATGCAATAGCTAAATCAAAATCTAAGCCATTTCTTAATCTTTGCATAAGAGTTTCTGGCTTCATATTGACCATTTTAGCAATCTCAGTTGTTGAGCGTAATTCACCTTGATAAATACGTTTGCCACGATCTGGATCAATTTTTGTGTGTTCTGATGGATCACCATAAATCTTTGTTGCTTTCCAGATTCTTTGGTATCCAATTCCTGTTTTTCTAGCAATCTCAGCCAACGTAAGATTCTCGCCTTCAAACAGGTATCGCTTGCTATTCCTTCGATTGTTGGCTTGCTCAATGCTAGTTGACCATTTTACATTTTCTGGCGAATAACCTTTATTCACATCAATTCTATCAAGACTGTAATCTTTTGATGGCCTAAGTCCAACATCTTGAATGAATTGGTAAAAACCATCTTCTCCATGCCAAGATAGATGCACATCAATTCCACGACCACCATAGTTTTTGTAATCAGGGCTTACTTCTGAATAGCATCGGTAAAAAAGATGCTTCCATGTCCCATGAGACAGAAGTAACTGATTAACAGTTGTTTTGTCTAATGATTCAGGAATCATTTCTTCTTTGCGGTCTTAGCCGCAGCCTTAAATGCCGCCTCAGTAGGAGCGCCTTTAGAACCAACCTTACGCATCTTTTCCTTAGAACCAGCTCTGATGCGTTCTTGTTTGGCATTGATGTTAGCGTAGAGACCTTGTTTCATTTCTTCTTCCTTGACATACCCGCTTCGGATAAAGCAATGGCAATGGCTTGTTTAGGCTTCTTGACCACAGGGCCACCTTTACCAGAGTGAAGCGTTCCCGCCTTGAACTCTTTGTAGACCTTAGAGATTTTGGCTTCTGCTTTGGTCTTTTTCATATCAATACATGATCTTGGCTGTGATTGTGCCAGTTACATAAACTGTGCAATTGGCTCTTAGATACTTTGGAGCGTTAGCCACAGTAATAATGCCATCCCCAGTTAAGGCTGTACCAATCGTTGAATATGTTACCCCGTCCAAACTTCCTTGCAAAGCAACAGTAGCACTTGTGATACCTGAAACTTGAAGGAATGCGGGTTGACCAGGATCAGCTTGAACTGCAGTTGATGCGCCAGTAGCGACAACGGCATTCAAAAGTGTAATTGGAGCAGTTATAGCCATTATTTACCCCTTGTGGATTTTTTCATCATGTTGGTAGCAGTACGACCACCACGGGTAGGCATAGCTTTAGGCTTACCAATAGCAATCATTACAGTAACAGGCATAGACTTCTTCTTGCCATACTCTTTGGCTTCTTTCTCGCCTTTTTCTGTGTATGGGAATTTCTTGTTTCCAACTTGTGGCATATAAATCCTTATCGAACTATCTTGGTTGCAACAAAAGAAATGATACCGCCAACAATAGAGGCGATAGCCATTCCAACGAAAAAGCCACCTTTAGACTTGTTTGCCATTTCTAAAAGCGTTTTAATATCTTGGCGAAGTGCGTGAACTTCTGTTTGAAGAGCCTCAACTTGAGCTTCCAATTTGCCAAATTCTCTTGGATCAATTTCCGACATTTTCAACCTCTTTTTTTGGTCTTCCAACCTTAGGTTTGTCTTCAACTTTCTTTGGAGTTTCCTCAACAAGGACGTATCCTTCGTGACCTTTCATGCTATCAATATCATGTTGATAGGTGAAAATAACTGTGTTTCCCGACTTTAGACAACGAAAAGTAGCCATAAAAACTCCAAAAAAAGGGGGGAATTAACCCCCTTTTATTAAACTGCACGACCAATAATTAAGGTCAATGTAGTTGATGCCAAGTCTACAGAACCTGCTGTAGGGTTGTAAGTCACGATAGTAACTGTATTAGCGGCTGAAACATAGGCTCTACGAACCAAACCTGCCTCAGAAACGCCAACAGACATACCGATAACCATATCGCCCAAAGCAACGCCTGGAACTGTAACTGTATCTGTAGCGGTTGCAGTAGTAGCTACTGATCCGCTATCAAGAGTGCATGAAACGTCCCAAGTGTCTGTAAACAAACCACGGAACTGGTCATTACCCCTGCGGGAAGTGACTGCTGTTGCTGCTGCCATAATAAATCTCCTTGATGTAAAAAATCCCCCCACCGATTAAGGCGAGGGGAAAAGGCAACTATTAGGCTGGAACTGCTAACGCAAATGCGCTAGAAGACAAAGCTGCACCAGTTGTGGCGGCTGTACGCATTGCTTTCACACCATAAAGTGTGTCAGATGTGAACAAGGTAGCCAAGTAGTCTTGTTTGTACTGAGTTTGTGAGCGGATGCCCATTTGCTCAACCAAAACCATAGAGTCCTTGTGGCCCATCAAGCAGATACGATCTGTTGTGGAGTTACCAGCACCAGTATCAGCATTGCTTGTTGTGAACACGGGGATACCATACAGTTGACCGATTTCACCATTGCGGATGGCATTACCATTACCAATAAAAGCCTGTTCTGTGTAACGGGAAAGACCCATCAACGTATTGCGGCTTGAAGGAGGAATGATAAAGAATCGACCATCCATAGGAGTGTCGTTGTCATCCAAACGCTGAATAGTGCGACGAATAGCAGCGTCAGTCAATGCGGAAGCATTGGAAGATGTGCTGTTGTAAGCAGTAGTACCATCACCGCCAATGAAGGCTTTGGTGGTTGTATTGCTTGTTGCGTAGTCGTTAGTACCAACAGTAGCACCATTGAATGCACGACCCAATTGGATCAAGCTAGTGTCTACTTGCTTGGCAAGCGCATAGCCCGCATCAGCAGTGTAGAACTGGCGCAAGCTGTTCAGGGCTTGGGCTTCAACGATGTCCTCAATGAAACGTGAATATTCAAAGTGTTGGTTAATGCTAACCAGAACTTCTGTCTCAGTATCGGCAATCAAAGTAACGGCAGTAGATGCCGCTTTTGCTGAAGCTGAACCACGGGTAGGAGCTGGAATGTGAACAGTGTCACCTTTCTTACCTTTGAAGTTCATCTTCATTACGATGTTAGCCAAAACAAGGTTTTTCTTGTAAGCGGCTACGATTTCGTCAGACCAGATTTCTGGAATGAATTTTTCTGCGGTGGTTACTGTTACCGCTGGTGTTGGATATGCCATGATTAAATCTCCTAAAGTTTAACGAACCCGACCCTCTTGATAGGCTTGCATGATTTCATCACTTAAAGCATCATATCGATTTGGGTCTTGCATTTTGAGCCGAATAAGGTCAGCCCTTCTGTATACCTTCTTTGATGATTCACCAGAACCACCTACATCAACACCTACTGCCTTTAAGTTCTGCTTGCGAGTTACCTCGCCATCATCACTCGTTTGCTTCTGTTTAACAGAACGTAGCTGTTTATAGGTAGATAGCAATT